AGCTTTGCAGAATAATGCAAAAGCAGACCTTTGAACAAATAAAAGAAATCAAAGAACGTGTAACAAGGATGGAGAGGATGATCATGGGTGGAGGTGGAGCTATAATACTCGCCTTAATCATGAACATGATTAAATAATGCAACTTTCCCGTAATTTCAGTTTACAAGAACTAATCAAATCAGATACTGCAATACGTAAAGGTATTGATAACAATCCTAATGCAGATCAAATAGAAAAATTAAAAATGTTATGTGAAAATGTTTTACAGCCGGTACGAGATCATTTTGGCAGAGTTAAGGTTACGAGTGGCTATCGTTCACCTGAGTTGTGTGTTGCGATTGGCAGCAGTATTAATTCACAGCATGCAAAAGCTGAGGCCGTTGACTTCGAATGTCTTGGAGTAGACAACGCAGAAGTTGCTGATTGGGTAAAGATGAACTGTAATACAGATCAATTGATCCTCGAGTACTACACGCCTGGCGAACCTAACTCGGGATGGATTCACGCAAGCTACATACCTTTTAATCCTAGGCATCAATATTTACGAGCATATCGTGAAGATAAAAAAACTAAATACAAACCTATAATTGGTAAAGCAGTGGATTTAGTTTAGATCCATTCTTTTAAATCTTCACCCATAACTTCAGATGCAATATTTATTTTATCTCTTAAAGCCTTCACAATCTTCTCGTCGACGGTGTCCTCGCAAATCAGATCGATGTAAGTCACTGTTTTCTTTTGTCCTATTCTGTGTGCTCTGTCTTCTGATTGCAGCCTCTTTTCTAGATCATAACCATTAGAATAATAGATAACAGTATTAGCTTGTGTAAGTGTAATACCATACCCACCTGTTTGTGGTGTACCAACTAAGAATCTACACTCATGATTATTTTGAAATTTACGAATGTGATCTTGTCTATCTTCTTGAGGTGTTAATCCATAATAATCAACCACGGACCCCGGACCATATTTTTTAGTTATCTCTTCTATGATTCCTCTTATATCTTTTTGATAGTTAGCCCAAATGATTGCTTTACCATCTGTTTCTTCAAGAATAGACATTAATTCATTCATTCTATTACTACTTACTGTTTGTTCAGAACCATCGTCAGCAGTAAAATGTCCACAAGTAATTTGATGTAAACGCATTAACTGAGTAAGAACTGTCATAGTTGTAGATACTTTACCCTTAAACACAGCCATAGCAGCTTTTTTCATTTGTTCGTAAATCTTTTTTTGTTCAGGAGTTAGTGTAATATGACGTTTGATAAAATTTTTTGGTGGTAAGTCTAAACAATCTTCTTTCAATACTCTGTATGAAAAATTCTTTACAGTCTCTGATAACTCTCCAAGATTTTTAAACTCACTAACAACTTGTATTGATCTACCACGGAGATGCATAGTCTTCATCTCTGCATATCTATTACGAAACGCGTAGTATGATGTAAAGTCCAATAACCACGGATCAAGGAACTCACATTGCGTATACAAATCTAACGGATTTTTTGTAATAGGAGAACCTGTCATAATTCTTTTGTATTTAGCCTGCTTACCAATGCTAATAATATTTTTAGTACGTCTAGCTGTAGGTGTTTTAATTGTAGTAGATTCATCTATTGCCATTATTGCTTTATGTGAGTTAAGAAATTTACTTGCAAACTTTACACCTTTGTCTGTAGACAAAGCTTCAACATTCATAATTAAAATATGTAATGCAGTTTCTATTTCAAACAACGATTCTAATTTTTCTTGTTGTCCTTTTGTAATATTTGATTGCCATAATATAGTCACATTTTCTATATGGTTTGGTAAGTGTGTTGGTAGTTCTTGTTCATACCAAGTTTTAACAACACCTTTTGGTGCAATAATTAAAATACCATCTACCTTGCCCTTGTCATACAACATAGCAAGATTATCAATTAATACTTTTGTTTTACCTGTACCCATCTCCATAAAGTACGCAAAGTTTTCTTTGTTCCACGATTTTTCTAACGCAGTTAATTGATGAGCGTATGGCTTCGTTTTAAATTTATAATTCATAATTTTTTTCTTTCTAGTTGACATTGATATAAACATGTTTATATTGTTTGTCAATGTTAGAAAGAAAAGTTTATGTAATACAAGAAATACCGGGTAGCCAAGCAGGTACTCCTAAAATAAATATTATGGGTGCAGCTGCTTATTCTACAACTAATGACTTTAATTT